CTCGTTCGGTGGTAAGGGCCTTTCGCCCCAATACCACTGCGGCCGACCATCTTCTCAAGATGGAAGGTGCGCCGATTTGAGAAATCGTCGCTAGACGTCTGCGAGGCAGACGGCTATAGCCGCATGGCGGCTAATGTACGACAGCGTCGTCCATTGCATCCCGCACGTAGGCGGGCAGGTAATCGTCCTTCCAGGACGGTGCCAAATCAGGGTGCCTCGCTCCTTGATAAGTGAGCTCGGCGATCCGACCTTCATCAGGTCCGATCGCGCGGATCGAGCCCGGCTGCCTAGCAGCACGGTATCCTTCGACGACGAATGATACGACGCCTGGAAATCGTTCCACGCGGCAATCAATACGATTGCAGACCGTCTCCGTAAAATTGGAGTCGGCGGCGCCACGACCAAAATGGCCGATGGCGCCTGCGTCCTCCAGTAGAAAATCTACTGGGGGTACTTCCTCAATGCGACCGAGGAAGTATATACTAGGGTGTATGAGATACACCGTAGCCTTGGGGTCGCGGTTGGACCTCAAGAACCTCACGATACGTGAGGCTAGCTTCTTGTCCCAAGAAACTAGACCGATGACACCCCGTATCATCGGATTTTCTCTCACTCGAATCTCGAGTAAGGGGTCCGTCTCAAATAACATTTGGAGACGGTTCATGATTAAGGGCACGTCTTTCCCTTTCATGATTACGTCGATGAATTGATCGACGTCGAGCCGACTCTCATCGGGAGGCGGCTCGGGCCTGGGCTTCCAAGCCCAGCCCATCGACATGATGTCTTTATGTCGATAAGGAACGACAAAGTACGGTTCTTTGTCGTAGTAGCGGAAGCCAGGCCTCCGCCACTGATCGATGTATACCTGGTATGCATCGTTCTCTTCGAACCAGGTTCGAAGGGTACGGAGAGGGGTGTAACCCCTCTTCGAGGATATATCCGCGTGCACCCTCAAGGAGGGGAGCACCTTGCCTGCGAACAGGTAAGTGTAATATATCCTTTTGACGATCTTTGTGAACGTCATCATAGGGGTTTCGAGGATACCCCTAGGAATCGCGTCCATGAGGACGCGATGCTCATCACTCGGAGGAGTGATGATAGACCTTTCTGGGAGGAAGGTCTTCATCCTATCTAGTGTAGGTAGGATGAGGTGCTGTTTTTGCACCCCCGACCGAACTTTGTCGGTCGAGACGAATCTGTGACTCCACAGGTTCGACATCTGTTCGCGCATACGGAACAGTGTTTCCCCCTCGTCAGCAGACTTGACGTGGATGACTGCCGAAAGAAATTCGGCGCCCGAGGTGTAAGCCCCGTCACCCCCTATCTCTTGGGGGGTGTAGGGACATAGAGTTTCTATGTCCCTCGGCACTACTAAGTGTTGTAGTACCGACGCGATCTCAAACTTTGAGACCGCCTGGGCGCTAGCAGTGTCTAGCACCCATTTGGCTTCCTTCCCAAGGAGGGCAAATCTGCCCACGTTAGTTTTGGAATACGTGGTCGTCTCGACTCTTACTGGGAGTAAGAGCCGAATACGGGGGTAATCTAAGTAACCCACCGTACGGCCCCGCCAGATACTCTGGCGGGTGGTATCCGATGGTCCCTGTGGGACCATCGAGCCCTCTTCTGCGTAAAACATAAGTGCAGAAGAGTCGAAGGTGTCTTCTAAAGATACCTTCCAGCCGCCGGACTCGGCGGCTGACACAAACCAGGGTTCCAGGTTTGTGTAGGCGAGCAAATCGCCTCTCTGGAGGAAGTCCCCCAGAGGAAGCATGCGTTCCTCTACGTATGCCATCATGATACTCACGCAGTAGAGTATTATGATATCGTCGCCCACGAGACTGTAGGCGGCCCCGCAGATCCTTCTGCGAGGAGTACGGCCCCCGAGGGGGACCGTGCTAAGGTTATATGGTCTGACCATACGACCCCGCGGTATTCCGCGGTTCTCCGGTAGGAGGCCTATCGGAGACGACAGCAACGCGAGCCTAGCGTTGTAGTCCTGGCCAATGGTGAGTATCACCTTGGTCATCAGGTCTCCCATGAGGAAGGCCCGTTTAGTAAGAAATACGTCGTATTTCTTACCGCCCTCTAGGCGGTAAAATACCGCCCGGGGAGAGGTGTACAGCCTCTTAGCCAATAGAGCGAGGCCTATTGGCTTCCTAGGGCCATGAATTTGCCTTAGGAGCTCGGACCAGGCGGCCCGAGCGAACCACCAATTTCCGAAATCGGTGGCTTCACTGAGATCAGTGGAGAACGCAGCGGCCCCGCCGCTGAAGTAGTCCCAGGCAGGAGAGCCTGGGGCCAAGTCATTGTGGAGGAAGTTCCACAAGTGACGGTCAGAGCTTAGCCCTGACTTAGTCTCGCGGTGCACCACCGCGCGACTGAAGAGGTGTGCAAACACCCCCATTATGACCTGATAGGCATAATGAGCCACGGTTATGGACCGTGCCTTTGATTGATCCGCTACGCAGTGATAGCGGACCGCACCGACTTTGACAAAGTCGGTGAGAGCGCAATGAAGCGCCCATTGCAATAGCCAATAGGGGCTACTGCACGACCGGGGTACAACTTCGGTCGGTTCGAGTGTGACGAGGTCATACTCGATAGTCACAACTTTGTGTGACGACAAGTACAATAGGTAACTTGTCTGGCCCCCGATGGCTTCACGGGGAGCCCCTGGGAGATAGTAGTGAGACTCTAGCTCCTCAGCCGCCTGCGGCTTTTGCAGGCAGGCTTTGGGACCGCAGGAGACCTGCGCTTCCATTCCTGTGACGTTGTCACAGTTGATGGTCGATTGGAGAATATCGACGTCAATATCTAACGGAAGACACTCTTCCGTTACCGTTCGCCGGAATTTTTCCAGCGAAACCTCCATCATGGTGGAATTACACAGCCCCGTGGCACGAGACTGTGTCCAGAGAAGTAGCGACGCAAACTTCTCTCTTCTTCTCTCCTGAGAGAGGATACATTGCTGTGCGACAGTAATGTAATACCAGTGTTGTCTGGTAGTCCCATTAAAGGGAATGGTGAGAGGTCGAGGACCTCTCATCGCCGAAAGGGCGCCGCCCTTCCGGAGCATCTTCTTTGACTTCTTCAAAGAGGACATGAACTGCGCATAGTTGTTTGCGCAGCCTTCTAACGCATACCGCGTTAGACGGTCAATGACATTATAGTCGGTGTTGCCCTCAATGAGATAAGGGAACACGACTCCATTGGCCGTGTAGAACCACTGACGAACGTGGTTCAAGTTCCCAGAGCGTAGCTCTGAGGACAGCTTGTTCTGAAAGAACAGGCTATATGAGCCATACAGATGGCTCATAACAAACTTGAACTGCGTAGCAGGTTCAAGATCCGCGAGAAAGAGTTTCTCGGGGAAATTACGGCCAACAAGGCCGTGGTTCCGACGAAACCTCATCGGAACCGCCCTCACGAACATATCGGGAGAGCTATCTACCTGAAGGTAGTAACTTCTTAGCCGCGCTAAGAAGTCACCCTCCGGCACTCTAGCCCGAGGGCCTCCTCTTCCCACACTGGGGATGGGAGGAGCCCATCGGAACGCGAAATCCGCAAGTTCCGCGTACGACATCTTTG